GACGACCGGCACTGACGATTCACGCAACCGCGCTTTGACAGCTGCGGCTGAACGTTTGGACCGTGAAAGATTTTTAGGCGCACGCGCTACCGATACGCAAGCAAGGCAATGGCCGCGTACTGGCGTGCGAAAGCCCGATACCTACGTCAACACGTACGCCACTGGCTTTCCTTTCCGAATCTCTGAGGATTACTTCACCGACACCGAAATCCCGGATCAGGTGAAGCGCGCACAGATCGAGCTTGCTGTTTACCTGAAGAACAACACGGACGGCATCAGCCTTAGCGGTCTGAACGACTTCAAGAACGTGAAGATCGGCAGCCTTGATGTCACGCCTGACAAGTCCGGCGCTGTTGGCGCTGATCACGTTCCGCCGATGTTTGAAAGGTACTTGACGGGTCTTAGAATTAGTGGACCAGGCAACATCGCTATCAAACGGAGCTGACCATGTACGCAGACCTTTCAGGCGGCTTCGAGTTCATCTCTGATACTGCTGAGCACACCGGCAGGTTCAGCAAGGTGTACTTCAAGGAAGACACCGTGATTAGTGCGATCACTGTGAAGAACGCAACCGGCAATAGCTTGGCTGGTGAGACTTTTGTGGCTGACACCTACATCTGCGGAATCATCACAAGCATTACGCTGACCAGTGGCGCTTGCATTGCCTATAACCTCTGATGGCACTTGCTGATTCGCTGGCAAGGGTTGCAAGCAATGTGCTGAAGCAGTTCGGCGGTGATGTGACAGTGCGTTACGTCACGGCTGGCAGCTACAACACCACAACCGGTGTAATCACGGAAAGCGAAAGCGACACAACGGTTCCGGGCATCCTTGAGGATGTGAACCTGCGCGAGGTGAACGAGCTGGTGCAGGCTGGTGACAAGCGTTTAACGGTCGCAGCTGATGACCTTGCCACCGCGCCTGAGACTAAGGATCGCGTCGTTATTGGCAGCGTTGTTCATCAAATCATCCGTGTGGAGACAACGGAACAGGACAACAGCGCGATCATTCATGAGCTGATCCTGAGGGCGTGATCGTGAAGATCGACTTTGGCGATTTTGTAGAAGAGGTTGCCGAGGCTGTCGTCAAAGAGGCCACGATCGATCTGCATTCAAAACTGAAGTTGTACGAGGCAGCATCTAGGGGCGGTCTTGGCACACCTGTTGATTCGGGCGTGCTGATTGGCAACTGGCAGATGACCTTGGACAACCCAAGGCAAGGTCGCGTGTTTAACAACCTTGAATATGCAGAGCCAGTGATCACGGGCGAAAACCTGCCGCCGTCTTGGGGCGGTAAATACAGAACACGGCAGGGCACGCAAGTGAACTACCACGAATCAATCCTTGAGGAGGTCGCCGACAAAGACATGCCTAAGATTGTCCGTAGGGCCGTCCGGAGGCTTGGCTAATGGCCGCTGCTGACCTCAACGCAATCCGCGCAACGATTGAGGGCAGGCTTGCCACTGAGCTTGCAGGCAGCCCTGCCTTGCCTGTGGTGTTCAACAACATGGCTTACGAGCCAACGCCAAATAGCTCTTGGGTGCAATGCTTGACGGCTTTTGGGGCCAATGAATATTTGGGCCATGGTCTGACAACCAGCGGCTACAACCGCATTACTGGGCTTACGCTGATCAACATTTTCACGCCTAAAGGAGCAGGCCCTGGGGCGAACCTTGTCATTGGTAAACGTATTCGAGATTTGTATAATCGGATCATCGTGTCGGGGGTCTTCTTCGACGCTCCAAACGGCCCAGAGGCTACGGGTTCTCCCAGTCCCGAGGGTTATTTCCAAACACAGGTCCGTGTGGCCTTTGAATTCATCGAGGAACTCTGACCATGGCCGTCCTTCGCGGAGAACAAGGCGCAGTCCAATTTGACGCCGCAGGCTCAAGCAATGCCACCATCGTTGGCACTCGCAGCTGGAGCCTTTCAACCACCAAAGAAACTCTGGATGTCTCCAAGCATGGTGACACCTTCCGCAGCTTCGTTGGCAGCATGATCAGTGGCACTGGCACTGTTGAGCTGGTCTATGACCCTGACGCCACCGGCCAAGCTGCTTTTCTCGAAGACGTTCTGACCACTGCAGATACTGCGGACGCAACGTTTGAGCTGTTTACCACCGGCACATCTGCTGGCACTGATTCTGTGAGCTTTGCCGGAATTATCACCGACATGGAGATTACTTCTACCGTTGGTGAGATTGACATTGTGACCTGCAATTTCGTCACCAGCGGTACCATCACCGGCAACCTTCAGTGATGAGGCTATAGTTTAAGCGGCAAAACTGTTGCTTAAATGCCTGCATCTAATCGAACCGTTGATTTGCTGGTTGGGGCGTTTGACCTCAACCAGCGTCGCAAGTTTGAGCTGAAGAACGCGGAAGGCAAAAAGATCATCGATCTTTACTTCAAGCCCATCACCCGCGCCGACCGTAAAAAAGCACAGCAGTTGGCTGGCACTGATGAGGCACTAGACATCAGCACCAACATGCTTTGCCAAATTGCAGAGCTTGAGGATGGCACTAAGGCTTTCGCTGCTGCTGACGCGAGCAAGCTTCAACGCCAGCTGCCTGAGTCTGTACTAAATGAGATCGAGCTGTTCTTGTTTGGGCTCGGGGATGACGCCGATCTCGAAGACGCAAAAAACGACTGAAGCAGGACAAGTGGACCTTCTTTGAGTTCCACTTGGCCTGCGAACTAGGCATGACAGTCAGCAGGCTTCGCACGGAACTGACCGATGCGGAGCTTGTTCACTTTGCTGCGTACTACGAACTGAAGTCAGATATGGAAGAGCAAGCGATGCAGCGCGCAAAGCAAAGGCGGCGGTAGTATTGACTTATTGCTGAGCAGCCGTGGCAGAAGACGTAACCCTGCTAATCAAGCTGCAGGACCAAGCCAGTCCCAAGATAAAAAAGCTTACGCAAAGCACTAAGCGACTAGAGCAGGCTGCTAACGGCGCGCAGAACAGCATCCGTCGAACGAATAAAGGAATCAGGGATACGGGCAGGGCGGCTGATAAGGCGTCGAAAGGAGTTAACAATCTTGGCAAAGCTATTCGTGGCCTTGCTGCTGGCTTTGGTGTTTTCCAAGCTGGCAAGTTCGTTATCTTCAAAACCGCAGAGCTTGAGCGGCAGACGAAAAGCCTTGAGGTTCTGACTGGCTCGCTAGGCAATGCTCGCAGCATCATTAAAGAGCTGCAGCAGTTTGGTGCCGTAACGCCGTTCACTAGTTCGGAGCTTATTGAAACTGCAAAGCGTTTGAAGGCTTTCGGCTTTCAAACAGAAGAGGTTGTGGATGTTACTAAGCGACTTGCTGACGTTGCTGGTGCAACTGGCGCTGACCTTGGCGGCATCGCTACGGCCTTCGGTCAGATTCAAGCCAAAGGCAGACTGCAGGGTGAGGAGCTGCTGCAACTACAAGAGCGTGGCGTCAGCCTCCAAGACGAGCTGCAGAAGATGTATGGACTGACTGCGGACGAGTTCCGCAAGGCCCTCGAGGGCGGCCGTATCAGCGCAGATGCCGTCAACTTAGCCCTGCAAAACATCACCGACACAGGCGGCAAATATGCAAATGGTGCGATCGCTCAGTCAGATACTTTGGCGGGTAAGTTCAGCACTTTGGTTGACGGAATTGAGCGTATAGCGCAAAAAATTGGCGAAGAGTTAAGCCCTGCCCTAAAGAGTGCACTTTCGATTGCCATCAACCTTGTTGACAACATCAATCGATCTTTTGCCGCCGGTGCGCTAACTGACCAGCAGAAACAGGGATTTAAACGGGAGGCTGAACAGGAAGTTATGAGATTTGCCGGGCCGATGCCTGGCGGAGCATTTGGCGCAGGCCAAGTCGTTGTAAGGCACCTTGGCAAGACATATACGGGCTCAGCGTCTTCGGTTGTTTCACAAATAACAAACGATTTGATAAATAGAGAGGTAGAGCGCATGGTCGAAGGGGCAAGAGGCCCAACGGTTAGTGCGCCGAGTACCGCGACATCACAGCCACCTTCGCTCTTGAGTTCAAGAGGAGGCGGCGCTGAAAAGGTCGACATGTCTCAGCGGTTACTCGATCTGAGCAACCAGCTCAGGGATGCTCAAGAAAGCGAGCAACTACGCTTAGCCGCGACATTGAAGTTGATGGTTGAAAAACAACGAATAGCTGAAAGCAACCTGCTGCCCCGACAAAAAGAGAATGCACTAGACCAAGCACATTCAAATTTCAGAAGAGAGGTCTTGGGAATCGACGCTCAGATTGCGGAGCAACGGCAAAAAGATTTTGAAGCTCAAATGAAACATCAAGAAGAACTTAGGCAAAAAATTGCAGAGCAAAAGAATCAATATGAAGAGCTAAACACCACATTCCGCAACGGTATCGTTGATTCAATTTTGGATGCGGTAGAAGGGACTAAATCACTTGGTGAATCGCTTGCTGGTGTTCTCAAGCAGATGGCAAGGCTGATTATTCAGCAGCAGCTCCTTAATGCTTTGAAGGGCTTCAACATTTTTGGCGGTGGTGGTGGCGCTTCTTTTACTTCTCCTGACGTGTTGACTTCTGGCCTTGATTTTTCTGGTGCCTTTGCCAATGGTGGTCGTCCAACAGTTGGTAAAGCTGCACTGGTTGGTGAGCGCGGCCCTGAGTTGTTTGTCCCTGATCGTGCTGGGACGATCATTCCAAACGGTGCGATGGGTGGGGCTAACGTAACCGTAAACGTGGATGCTTCTGGTTCGTCTGTCGAAGGCAACGCTGATCAGGCTTCGCAGCTTGGCAAGGCAATCGGCATTGCTGTGCAGCAAGAACTGGTGAAGCAGAAACGTCCTGG